ATGGGATCAGTAACTAAGCGAACTACATCTAAAGGAGAGGTTAGATATAGGGCGTTAATACAAATTCGCAAACAGGATGTCGATTATAGTGAATCTAGAACTTTTAGCAAAAAGTCTCTTGCTGAAGCTTGGATAAAAAAACGTGAATTAGAAATTGAGACTAATCCTGAGATTATTTCCGGTGAGCAAAAAATTGAGTTAACATTTTTAGATGCTTTAAATTCATATGAAAAATATGTCAAAGAAATGACTCATTCAAAAAGGTATAAATTAAATCAATTTAGAACTTATGAAATATTCAAGAAAAAACTATCAAAACTTAGAACTGAAGATTTTTCAAATTATGCATTAAGCCGTAGAAATGGTGATTTTACAGATGGAATAGTTCCAGCAAAATCTACCATTGAACAGGAGCTATATTATTTTAGGGTTATTTTGCTACATGCTGAATTAATACTTGGGCAGGAGAATAATGCAGTAAAAGAATTAGATAAAGCTATGAAGGGGCTTAGAAATGCACGGCAAATAGATAGATCAGAAAAACGAGAAAGATTGCCAACAAATGAAGAGCTGCAATTATTAACTAATCATTTTTATAGCATGTGGTTAATGTCTAAATCTACTTTTCCTTTGCATCTCATTATGTGGTTAGCAATTTACACCACAAGACGACGTGGTGAGCTATTTAACATGCTCTTAGCTGATGATGATCCAGAGCATAATTCTTGGTTGGTTAGAGATATTAAAAACCCAAGGGGGTCAAAAGGAAACAATAAAAGATTTAAAGTATGTCCGGAAGCTAGAGCAATCATCAATATGTTATTAGATCCGGAAGTACGGAAAAAAATGACAAGATGCAATCCTGAAAATGGTAAATTAATTCCCACAATGGCAGATTCAACTATTCGAGTTTTTACCGAAACATGCAAGATTTTGGGAATAAAAGATTTCAGGTTTCATGATTTACGCCATGAAGGGGCAACTAGATTAGCTGAAAAAGGATTAAGTATTCCACAAATTCAGCAATATACATTGCATGATAGTTGGTCAAGTCTTGAGCGGTATGTCAATTTAGATCATAAAAGAAAGAAAGTATTAGAGTTCGATGAAGCAATGGAAAATGCAAAAAAAGCTATCTTAGACGATTTTATATAATATTAAGCCCCTTTATTCAGGGGCTTTTTCTAAATCATCCAGCACTTGAGCCATAATTAAAAATCCGAGTCTGACACGTTCAACGGCTTTATTAATATTTGGATCATCATAATGGAATTTGTGATCTCTTAATCTTGGAATTGGTGGACTTTTACCTTCACGTAAATATAAATCAACAATAGTTCCGGTTAATTTAGATTCTAACTTTTTCACAAATTCAGGATCAGCAAGCTTATCGATATATGTTGACATTAGTAACCCCAATTATGAACTTGAACGGTATATTTGCGTTCAGTGATTGGGTTATGTTTTGGCTCATGCACTCCGAAAATTAAGTCATAATCTGATACTGCCATTTCTAGGCGTTGAAGAGAATTTAGTTCCAGGGGATTTGAAAATTTAATTGCATACTCTATTGAGCAAGCTAATTTTCGGCCTTGTTGAGCAAACATTCTTGCAGTGCTAATACCTTTGTGGTTCATAATGATTTCTAGACTTTGAATTAGTCTTTTAAACTCCGTTAGATTTACTAAATGGGGAGTTTGAATTGGTTTAGCATTTAGAAATGATACTGAAAAATAATCTAAATTAATAAATGCTTGGTGTTCAAAGCTATAGTGTGTAAAACCTTCAGGAATATTAGCAGTAAACTTTTTTGCTTGCTCAAAAGTACATTTTCTAATTAGTTCAAGTGCATTCATAGTATTAGCTCCTTTTGTTCTTCTTTTAAGCTGTAAAGTTCAACCCCTTTTTCATCACCTAGGGGCATTAAGTATTTTTCCTCTTCGCAGTACTCCTTTATGTGATGATTTTCATCAACAACCAGCCAAACATTATTTAACTTTTTAAACTCATGGTTATAAAGTTGATCAGAGTTAAAGTAAAACTTCAAAGTAACCACATTCCCAAGCTTTGTATTCAAGGCCAAAGCGCCTACCTGTAATCTGCTCATGCTGCTTTTCCTTTTTCGTGGAATGACCGTTTTTGGTATTTGCGGCTATTATTTCTAGGTCTATAGACTTCGTCATAGCAGCCTTTACAAGCTGAATCTGGTCTATATACAATAGTTCCGTCTTTACGCTTTTCTTTGACCATGAACCAGAATTCTGAGTCAGTAGGCCAATACTCCTGGCAATGTTTGCAAAGCTTTTCTTTGCCTAGCTCGGTTTCAATGTACTTAGGCTTGGTTGGCTCATTAGAGATAATTTCAGCATGCATCTTCATGAATTACCTCCTTCAGCAAGTTTCAAAAGTTTGTTTTTTCTATATAAAGCGCGTGATGCGTTTTGACACTTTCTGCACTTATATCCAAGTTTAGAAATCGTATTTTTATTTCCGAATAGATAGAATCTGCTTTCTCCATGGATATTACATACGCCAATAAAATCATTAGTTCCTAAATCATTAGCGACCAACGCACGGGAACGGTTTTCCGCTTGGCGGTTTTTTTCTGCAATCTCTTCAGGGGTTAAAATCCTGGATTTTTTAACCTTCTCTTTGACAACTTTAGGTTTAGTTGCTGACTTCTCCAGTTTCGGCTTTTTAGCCTTGACTGGAGCTTTTTTAGTTACCTTATCAGCGTTATATTTTTCAATATCCAGTGGTTTTACCTGGACTCGTTCTTTAGGGATATTTCCGTCTGGAAAGTTTGTGAAGCCAGGCTTTAGAATGGTAATGATATTGCCCTTGATTTTAAGCCACTCTTCTACAGCGTTATTAAGGTTAGGCTTAACATATAAATTTGGTCGGATTGTTTCATCAAACATAATGAACTCCTACGCATGCATTGCCTGGTGATCTTGTTTTGCGATTTGGCTTTGTTTATCCAAATAAACAGCCAAGTCAGCAACGCTCACCATCCAAGTTGATTTTTTGTTATCCGGTTCGCTACGAAATGCAGGAAAGGGTAACTGTTGATTGTTTGCACGTCGTCTTGCTTCAGCAATTTGCATGTGATTGAAGTAGTCTTTAACAATAGTTTCTAAAGGAACTACTGGTGACTGATATCGAGCAATAAGCAAAAACAGGCTATTAGCAAGAAATGGTTTATCTGGAGGTGTCATGGTGCCTCCTTAGTTTTTTTCCAAATTTCAACTGAATTAGTTGCAGCTTCCATTGATGGTTGATTGTGAATAATAAGAGAAAGCATCAAATCCTCTTGCTGTTCTGGATCGGCTACAATTAATTGCGTTGCAATATGCCCGGCATAGTGAAATGAAAATTTTAGTGAGCCATCGCCAAGATCGGTTACTATTACATTTGTCACCAAATCAAGATTTATTAAATGTTGATTTTTAAGATTATCTTTAACGTATACCATTAGAATCTCTCCAGGCAGCCAACTAAGATATAGCCCGCCAATAACAAGCCTAGAATTGAAAAACCAAGTAACTCTTCCATTTTCATTCCATCCATGTGACGCAATTTGCTGTATCACACTGACCAGACATATGGCCGTTATGTGAGCTAATTGAATAAAACACTTCGCCTTCTTCACAGATCGGGCAATCCACAGTGCCATTAATTGTTTGAGCGGGGCGTTCTACACCATGCTTATCGGTAATTACCTGGCGAACTTTTAAAACTGCATCAAACCAATTCATACTGTTCTGCCTCCATGAATTACCTGGACAAGTTGGCGTTGAGCTTCTTGTAAACGTGCAACCAACTGACTTACAGATTTTCCAAAAGGCACGACGATTGCTACGGTGCGCTTTTCCCAATCTTTTTTTGCATGCTGATAACCACCGAAATACACGTACACACGTACTTCTTCGGTGTGGTTATAAAGTTTGAAATTGATCTGTAGACCAGGCTTTGAAAACATGAAGCAGCTACCCGCTAACTTCATGATTTCTTGCTGTACTTGTGAATTATTCTGAATCATGTCTAGCACCAATTACCTGGTTGCGATATGCACGACGAATTTTCATTTCAAGGGAATGTTTCTCTTTTGAATCAATCACCTCGAAATCGTATGAAGCATTAACAAATGCATGGGCTTCAGTATTAGCGATTAAAAGTCCATCCCTTGTACGTGCTTCAGATATTTTTTTTAAAGCTTTGTCGATTTGGTCTAGAGCTTTGTCACGGAAAATATTCATTCCTGATTGTTGTTGTGGTTGTCCAAAATCTGGAGCAGATAGTCGGTTTCTTACTACCGCATGAAATTGATCATTAGTCATAAAAATAACCTTTTTGGTATTAATGTAATTTGAATGGTATTTTTATTGGTTATAATTTGTCAAGTAAAAATATAACTAAAATTACTTAAAAAGTTTTAATGGTATGTTTTTTAGAGTAATAAAGTTACAAAAAAAGGAGCATAAAGCTCCTAAAATTGGTGTGATTGGTTATTTTTTTATAAGTTGTTTTTGACTTGGTGGGAAAAAAGCAACCACAGGAAATTTAGTTATTACTAGGCTTGAGCTTATAGAAAGACGTTCACCCTCAATTGATTCTATATCAATAAAACCATCTCTCTCAAAAAGAAACTCACCACAAACTATTTTCTTATCATTGGTTTGGATAATTATGTCTTCACCTGGATTACACTTTGCTAATTTGTCACAAAGTAAAACATAGCCATTTTTAAAGGGTTTTATATAACCTCCACCCTTTACTTCAAATGTAATAGGCAATGCAACATTCGGCGGCATATAAACAAAATGACTAGGTTCCGTAATCTCCACAATATCCAAAGCTTTTCCTCTTTCTATAGTAATGTAATTAGTAATAGGAAGAAGTTTATAACTTATTTGGGCATCATCGGAAGTTATATTTGTTTGAATTTCATCTAAAACTGAAATGTTTGCGTCATTGTCTGTCGCGAAGCCAGATTGAGACATCACAAGTTTTATTTCACCAGGTGAATGCTCATGATCTAACCATCCTTCAGGAAGTTTAAAAGCTTCAGTAATTTTCAAAGCATTGTTATTACCGATATTTTTGGGGGCATTAGTGGGAAGATATTGATTCAAAAGTAAATAATCAATTTTTACAAAAGCTGCAAAGTCTTTTCTTTCAGCATATTTAAGCATCTCTAAAACATTATTCTTGCGTATTTGTTTAATGCTTAACATGGGGTTCTCCAAAGACTGACTAAATAGAGACTACTTTGTCAAATCGGTAGTTTTTTGAGACAGAGCGGTATTATCCTTGAACATTTAAAAATAAAAAATAACTTAAAAAACAACCTTTAAAACTTTAAAGGTCATTTTGGTATTAAAAAATGATTGAATAAATATAACCAAAAAGGTATTTTTAGTTGTAATTTGACTTGTATTGGTTCCTTTTGATGAGTATTTCTTTTGATGTTTACGTTGAGGGTTTGAGTAAAAGTGGTGAGTTAGCAGATTACGCCATGCGTTCAGGTACATCGGTTAATTATATCCTTGTTCATTTAAAGCATAGAAGAAAGATTCCCCGCAAAGACTTAATCGTAAAACTGGCTGAAGAAAGTGCAGGGGCATTTAGCGCAAAAGATTTAACTCTCTGGCTTTATCAATTCGAAGCCAAAGATACCCAAAAACAAGAAATCAAAAAATGAATGTAATTGGAGATTTTAAACATGGTTTTATCTTTATCTGAGCGTCGCGAAAAAACGGTTATGTCTCTAGAGATGGCTTTAAAAGCAGCGGTTTATCGACCAAATGATGATTCTCTAATGGCTGAAATTGCTGAAGAGAATGCATTCAATATTAATACTTTTCGTAGTTCTTTAAATCCAACTACACCGACACATAAAGCAAATATTTACCATCTTGAAGCAGTTTTGCAGAAAACAAAAGATCCACGAATCATGGATAGTATTTGTTCAATTCATGGCAATGCTGCTTGGTTTGAGTTGCCTAAAACTGAAAATTTAAATACTGCTGATTTTGTTATGAAAATTGGCAAATTAGCACAAGAACAGGGTGATTTATCGCAATCAGTTGCTAAGGCAATAGGCGATGGCCGTATTAGTGAAGACGAGTTAGCAGTTATTCGTAAAGATGCTTTTGAATTAATACGGGTCGTTTCAACAATTTTAGCAATGGCTGAAGAGCAACATAGAGGTGAGCATGGCTAGACCTAAAAAAGGCCTTGATTTAAAAATCGTTAAAGAAAAGACCTTTAATCAATGGGATGCAATTTATCCTCAATTTGGTATTACCATGCCGCCAAAGAAAAGACACTCTTCATGTCCTTCGTGTGGTGGTGAAGATCGTTTTTATTACGATGACAAACAGGGATTCGGTGATTTTTTCTGTAATAACTGTGGTGCTGGAGATGGTATTGCTTTAATTGGACGTGTGACTAATTTGGCTTTACCTGAAATTATTAAAGAATTAGCCGCAATCGTTGGTATTTCTGAAGAAACCGTAATCACCGAAGCAGATCGGGAGAGATGGAGAAAAGAGGCTGCTTTACGTAAACGTATGCATGAAGAAGAACTGGAAAAAATCCAAAAAAATGCAGCGAAAAAAGCTCTTCGTTTATGGAATAACACTCACCAGGGTGAAGAGAAAAACTGTATATATTTAAAAGACAAGCAAGTCAAAATTTTTGATTGCCAGGTCAACTTTGATGGCGATTTGATTGTGCCATTGTTTAACGAAAAACGCGAATTGTGGAACCTTCAATACATTAAAGCCGATGGTTCAAAGAAGTTTTTACCAGGTGGGCGTAAGAAAGGTTGTTTTCATATTATTGGCACAATTGATCTAGCTGATCCTGTGATATGTATTGCAGAGGGTTATGCAACAGCAGCATCAATACACATGGCAACCAATTTACCTGTCGTGGTTGCGTTTGATGCAGGTAACTTGCCACCCGTAGGACAAGCAATTCGATCGATAGAACCAAATGCACGTTTGCTTTACTGTGCAGACGACGACAGTGCCAAAGAAGATACTGGCCGAAAAATGGCTAATGAAGCTGTTGCTGTGACAGGCGGTATGGTTATTGTGCCAATCTTCAAACATGAAGATAGTATCAGTAATGAATCACAAGAGATGGCACAGCAACAAGCATTAACTGACTTTAATGATCTTCACGTGAAATTTGGCTTAGAGGTGGTCAAGGGACAGATCGAAAGAGCCTTGGCTTCTTTCGCATCTTTCCCCGCACCCCTTTCCCCAACAGACCACAAAAATGAGGGTCAAAATCGTGAAATTTCATCAAGTCAAACTGCTTCAACTGATTGTGTGGCAGAAAATGGGGGTTCCAAGGGGGAGGAAGGTGTATACACCCTTAATCTTGAATCATGTCTAGGTCGGTTTTGCCAGATTGAAGGTGAATCTAAATATTGGGATATGCATAGAAAGGTCCAGATCAAGAAAACAGCTTTCCAAGATATGTTGGGCAAAGGCTTGTTTGCTGAGTGGTCAAATCACCCTAAGCGTAAATTAATTGATAGCAACTCTGTTAAGAATATCTTAAATAAAGATATGGACCGACTTGAGCAGAATATGAGTGAAAGATTCATTATGCTGGAAGGTACAAAAGAATCATGGGATGTGAAGAGAAGACGCACCGTCCGCAATGATACGATCAAGGATAACTTTCGTTCGGGTTACGAAGTTTGGATTAAGTCTGAAAATAAAAAAATGATTTGGTTTGAAGATCTTGTATTCAATCCGACCATGAACGTAAAGCCTGGCCAAATCAATATGTTTGATGGTTTGCCAATTGCACCCATGCTTAATGATGTTGATCAGATGATCCCTATTAAGAGTGCAACTGAATTATGCCAGCCGATTATAAAATTACTTCATCACACCTGTAATTATGACAAGGTAGTAGTGGATTGGATTTTAAAGTGGTTGGCTTATCCATTGCAAAATCAAGGCTCTAAAATGGCTACATCTATTCTAATGCATGGTGAAATTCAGGGGGCGGGTAAGTCATTATTCTTTGGTAAGGTTATGCGAGAAATTTATGGTAAGTATTGTGTGACACTTGGTCAAAATGGGCTTGAATCAATCTATACAGATTGGGCTGAACAAAAACTTTATTGCATTTTTGAAGAAATTTTTAACAATAAATCTAAATACGGCATGATGGGCTTAATTAAGCACATGATTACTGGTGAAACAATTCGTATTGAGAAAAAGTTCATGAGTGGTTATGAGCAATCTAACCATATTAACTGTGTGTTTTTATCAAACGATACTCAACCATTGCCTTTAGAGGAAAAAGACCGACGTTTCCTTGTGGTGAAGCCGTGTGGAAAATTAGATGATGAGCTGAAGAACGAGGTGCTTCAGTGTATTGATAGTACTGGAATTGATGCTTTTTATACTTTTCTTTTACAGCTACCTTTAGATGGTTTTACTACTCATACTGAACCACCTTTTACAGATGCAAAACGGGACATAATTCAATATGGCCTTCCTTCTTGGAAGCTGTTTTACCAGAAATGGAGTTCAGGTGAGCTTGAATATCCCTTTTGTTGCTGCTTATCAACCGATCTCTATAAGGCTTATATGAATTGGTGTAGGCATTCTACCGAAAAGCCATTACCTGAAAATAAGTTTTCATTTCAGATTGCAACTATTCCTGGTGTATCCAAAAGGCTTGGTCGTTATAGGGAGCAGGGCACTGGGTATAACGTAGTTAAACCAGAAAAGCAAAAAACAGTAATTTTTGTACGTGATCATGACCCTCAGTCAAATGAAACACTAGTTGATTGGCTGACTTCACAAATACATGAATTTAGTGCTAAAGTACACGGAGATGTCCCAAATGTCATACAACACGCACAATAATATCGACATCGCCCAGTACGGTCATTCTGACATGTTAAGGGTGTTAAGGGCTATGTTAAGGGTATTTATCCTCACCCTTAACACCATCAAAACCAATCATACCAATGCTTGCAGCCTTAATGTTAAGGGTGTTAAGGGTTTCGCGTGCGCGCGCGTACACGTGATAAATATTTGCATGAATAAATTAGTTATTAAATTAATTAATAAAAATTCACCCGTGCGTGAGAAAAACACCCTTAACACTCTTAACACCCTTCACAAGCCTTGCCAACTAAGAGTTTTATACTTTTATACCCTTAACAATACTCTTAACACCCTTAACATTGTGTAATGGAATAGGTGCAGAATGGAAAAATATTTACGTTTACTAAATCCTAAAACTACCAACTATGAAGCTATTCCATCGGGCTGTCATGGAGCTTTAACTACAGCAGATATTTGTATTTCAATTAGTTATGCAAAATTATCTGAAGTTCAGAATATATTATTGGAAGTGTACGCTTTAAAAAAATGTACAGTTGAGTATTTAAATGTGATTAGTAAAGATATTCATCAAAAACTAATTTCTTGTGGGCAATCTGAAAATACCGATGAGCACGGGATCTCGATATATATCGCTTTAGTTGAGTTGTGTTTGGTATCAGCAGATTACAAACCTACTGTTAGAAATCGTGGGTTGATAGGCGGTGTATCATATTTAAAGGTTCATCGTCGTCTAGGGGTGTTAATTGATACCTATCTTGAAATTTTTAAAGAGGAGTTAAATACAGTAGCTGCAAAGATTTCAAAGCAAATTGGTAATAAAAATAACTAAAAAAGTATTTTTGGTATTGACGAGTGAAACAAAATTAAAGTACATTTCACCACAATGGATAACTGTATTAAACGCTGTAGTCTTCCTTCTGAGCTGTAAAGCTCTCTTTCAAAGCCCGCATGACTTCCTTGGACATGCGGGCTTCTTTTTTGAGATTTAGGAACATGACCAACCGTCCACCACAAAGAGCTAAGCGCCCATGTCTTGTGGGCAGTTGTAAAGATTTCGCATCGAACAAAGGTTACTGTGACCAGCATCAAGACCGCATCAAAAAGAAAGATCGGGAGCGGGGCACAGCACACCAGCGCGGCTATGATGCCCGTTGGGAGAAAGACAGAACCAAATTCTTAGATGAGAACCCACTATGTGCTGATCATCGCAAGCGCGGAATGATTGAAGCGGCAACGGTTGTTGACCACATCATCCCGCACAAAGGTGATCAAGTTTTGTTTTGGGATAAGAACAATTGGCAACCGCTTTGCAAGTCATGCCATGACCGCAAGACAGCAACCGAAGATCGTGGGAGTTGGTCGCCAGTACAATCACCGAGCAAAGCTAATCGAGATAGCAAGAATGAATTCAATACTGGTGATTTTGTTTGTGCAGCTACTGGTTATGCAATTGATTCACTGGATTGTAAATTCACTGACCAATTCATGGTTACAGCAGTAGCTGCAAACATGGTTGAAGTTAGTGATGCCGATGGCTTTGTTCATCGCTTGCATCATTCACATTTCAAGGCGGTGACAGTATGAGTGAACGTGAAGTTATCTTACTTGGTGATCATGTTGTTTATCGAGATGACATCAAGGGCTTTGATGATGTTGGTGTTGTGGTTCAAGCGAACTCAAGTTTGTATGTGCTTTGGAACAATGGAACAACACCATGCATTGAAATCTATGAACGATTACGAGGCGCTCGACTTGATGAAGTTGATGCAGCACAGCGAGTTATTCGGGAGGATTGATCGATGGCTCAAAACAATCAAATCAAATGGGAAGTTGGTGATCGATTTATCTTTGTTAAAAATATTCTTTGTTCTGATGCGGTTCCGTTGGGTTTTAAAGGAGTCGTTGAAGAAGTTTATCGTGATGCAGTCTTTTGTGACGGTTATTCATTTGAGTTTGAAGAAATTAAGAAAATCGTCACCGTTAGGGGATAGGGGGTCAAAAGTCAAAAAGGCCCTCTCAGAAAAGACCGCCCCCCCATCAAATTTTTGTGTGGTCAAAAGTCCATAGGGGGGTATACCTCTAATATTTAATCAGTTTTAAATTTTTGGAGGTCCTTATGTCTAGAACTGGTCGACCGTCAAAGTCATTACAAGAAAGAATCTTAAATGGTTCGCGTATCAGAGAAGACCGCGATGAGGATGCGCAAGTTGCGAATGCTGCTGTCGATCTTGGAATGCCGCCATGCCCAACATGGCTAAATAAAAAAGCACGTAAACATTGGGATACGTTAGGCCCAAAATTAGTACAAGCTGGATTGCTTAGTGTTGTTGATGGTGATGTGTTCTTGCTGCACTGTGACAACATGGCGGCCTATGAAGAAGTTCAGGAAAAATTACAGGATATCAATTCATGGGTAGCAACTACCCCAAATAAATTTGAGGTCCAATCTGCCTGGCTGCAAATACGAAACAAGTTGCAAGAATTAATTATTAAAACTGCACGTGAGTTTGGTTTGACTCCAGCAGCACGTTCAAATGTCAAAGTGAATAAACAGCAGCAGCTTGATTTATTGGGAGCAGCAGCGGCCACAGAAGATGATGAATTTGCGAATATGAATATTCGTTCAAGTTAGGAAAATTTATGCGTGATTATTTTAAAATCTTGCTCCAGTATTGCCTTGATGTTCGCTCTGGAGTGCGTGTATCTGGGCAACTTGAAAAACTTGCCATAAAAAGATTTTTATCTGATTTAAAAAGATCAAATTTTAATGTTGAGTCGGTCGATGACGAAACACAAGAATTATTAAATCAACTGAAATTTAAACCTAGCCCAGATGTTGATTTTGATTATGAATTAAATCTGGAACGTGTGGACCATGCCTGTAAATTTGTTGAAGCCTGCCCGCACGTAAAAGGAAAGTTGGCAAAAATAAAACCTGATGGAACAAGACATCGATTGATATTAGAGCCGTGGCAAATTTTCGCCATGGTTAATATTTTCGGTTGGATTGATTCAGACAATAAACGACGCTTTTTATATGTCTATATTGAGGTAGCTAAGAAAAATGGTAAATCAACTTGGCTGGCTGCCGTTGCCTTGTACTTGGCGTTTCTTGACGGTGAAATGGGTGCTGAAGTTTATACAGCAGCAACATCAAGAGACCAGGCAAAAATCGTATTTGAAGATGCGAAAAAAATGGTGGAGTTTTCACCACGCATGTGTTCGAAGTTCGGTATTGAATATTCACAATATTCAGTGTTTCAGACCGAAACAAACAGCATGCTTAAAGCGCTATCACAAGATCGGGGCGGCACAAAAGACGGTTTAAACGTTCATGCCGCAATTATTGATGAATTGCATGCTCATAAAACTGCCGACATGTATGACATCGTTGCAAATGGTACAGCAGCTCGTGAAGAGCCTCTGATTTTAGCCATTACCACGGCTGGCGATGACACAACAAGCAAGTGTTATCAAGAGCGTCAAATTGTTGTCGATGTTCTTAAAGGGAAGGCTGCGCACGAGCAATATTTCGGCATGGTTTTCTGCTTAGACCGTGGTGATGATTGGCAGGATCCAAAGGTATGGCCTAAAGCTAATCCCAATTATGGGGTTTCGGTCAACGAAAAATACCTTTTTTCAGTCTTTGAAAAAGTGAAGGTAAGCCCGAAGCAAGAAGGTATTACACGCCAAAAACATTTAAATGAATGGGTTGGTGCTGTAGATGGCTGGATTGCTCCATCGATCTGGGAAAAATGCTACTCAAAAGTTAAATATGAAGACTTAAATGGTCAAATCCGCTTTGGTGGCTATGACTTAGCTAGTCGTCTGGATTTAGCTTGCTGGGCTGAATTAATACCACGTCTTGAACCTGATGGAAAAATTCATTGGTATGCGTTTGTTCATTCTTATATCAATGAGCATGTTTTAGAAACAAAAGCAGCAATCAACGGTGAAAAACGGCCAGATGAATACCCTGTTTGGCGGGATCAAGGATTTTTGATTGCAACTCCAGGTGAATCAACTGATTTCAAGCGTATTCAAAGAGATATTGAAGACGCACATATTAAGAATCCATTTTATGAAATTGGTCATGACTCCCATCATGCTGATCAATTAACTGCAAATCTTCTTGAGGAAGGTCTTGCTGTTATTGAAGTGCCTCAGAAAACAGAATTTTTAAACCCTGCTATGCGGTGGATTGAAGTTTTACTTGCTGAAGGGCGTTTCCATCATTCAGGTGATCCGGTGTTTAGTTGGTGCGCCTTGAATGTAGTTGTGAAAGAGGATGCAAAGGAAAATATTTTTCCCCGCAAGATTTCACCAGCTAAAAAAATTGATGCAATGGTTGGTTTGATAAATGCGGCTTCTAGAGCAAGGCATTGGGATAATGAGGAAGTATTCAATTTAGTACCTGGTGAAGACGATGGAAATATTGATGACTGGTTGAATGACATGATTAAGGTAGCTAAGCGATGAGTAAAAAACGCGATAAAGCAAAAATTCGTGATAAAACCAATCGCGATGAGTTGAAGGTTCGGGGCACGGGGCCTATACAAGATAGAACGGGGACGACCATTATTGATCGTCCCCGTTCTGGTTTTAAAACAGCTAAGCCTGTCACTTTTGATAGTGCGATGACTTTAAGTGCTGTATTTGCCTGTGTGAAAATTTTAACTGAATCTGTAGCAACGCTACCTTTACAGATGTTCAAGCTCAATTCGAATGGTACACGTGTACAAGTCAAGGACCATGATGTCATTCGACTTTTATATAACAAACCCAATCGATATCAAACCCGTGTTGAGTTTTTTGAGCAATTGATGCTTAACCTTGTAGCTGGTAATGCCTACATCAAAAAAGATTATGCGGGCAAAAAGCTAGTGAGCTTACAGGTCATTAACTCTGGTTCAGTTGATCCAAGCATTCGTGAAGATGGTACGCCTCAATACAAATGTAAGCTTGGTTCTAAAACAGTTGAATATACAGATAAGGAAATCTGGCATATCAAGCTTTTTGGAACGGGTTTTGTTGGAATGTCACCAATTGCTTACGGTGCACAATCAATTGGTGTAGGTCTTGCTGGAGTAGATAAAACATCACGATTAATGTCGAATGGCGCGAAGCCAACAGGGGCATTGAAAACAGATAAATATCTGAAAAAAGAACAGCGAGAATCTTTGCGTGAAGAGCTAGACCTATTAATCAATGGTGATGATGGGGATATGGCTGTTCTAGAAGGCAATATGCAATTCGAACAAATTAGCCTAACTCCTGAAGACTTAGAGTTAATTGAGATTCGTAAATTATCTGTTGAAGAGTCCTGTCGTTATTTTGGTGTCAATCCGATTCTGATTTTTAGTACCGATTCAAGTACGACCTGGGGAAGTGGCATAGAGCAATTGGTCGATGGATTTCATAAATTTGGCCTACGTCCATATTTAGAACGAATTGAAGAAAGTGCCCGTATTCACTTATTACCCCGACATGAATGGGACGATTACGAATTTGAATTTAAAACCAAAGATTTATTAAGAGCGTCTTATTTAGAGCGAGTTAAGTCAAATAAAGACAGGATTCTTTCGGGTCAAGCAAGTCCTTATCAAGTTCAAATGGAAGAAGGGGAAACACCAGACCCTAATTCAAACTTTATTTTAGTGCCAGTAACTATGACCACTGCCGAACGTATGAAAAAAGGCAACTATGGAGCGAAAGCAGATGAACCAAAACCTGATGGTGCGTAATAAAGCACTGCCAAATTTGCCGCAAGTTCAATGTCGGCGCATGCCCATAACTGTAGATAACTGTCGTTTTATCAAAAAGGATGAAAAGACTGGAGTCGTAAGAATCAGCGGCTATGCAGTGAAGTGGGATTCAGTTAATTATTACGGTGAAAAGTTTATCCGTGGTGCATTTGCTGAAGTCTGTGCAGCTTTTGCTGCGGGCACTAAAAAAGTCCATTGTTATTATAATCATGGTTGGCGTATGTATTACGTCGATTCTCGAATGGGCATGCGTGTCGGCAAAATTACGGTACTTAAAGAAGATGATCAAGGTTTATATCTTGAAATCGAATTAACACCTGGACTATCCATTGCACAAGATGTTGCTGCAATGGTTTTACACGGCACAATTGATGGCTTCTCAGTTGCGTTCTACCCGCCAAATTCATTGGATATGGAAGATAAGGGAACGCATGTTGAGATTAAACGAGCTGATATTTATGAAATCAGTATTGTTGATGAGCCAGCGGACAGTTCAGCGCGAATCATTAGTGATGAGACGATTGATTCAATTGAGTCTGAAGAGGATGTAGAGGAACTTCTTCGTTCTGCTGGTTTTGTTGGTGATTTTGCCACAAAGTTAATGGCTCGAATTTCTGGAATAAAAAAACCTGAAGTAGTTGAACAAAGAGCAGCTCCCAAAGCCGATCCATTGGCCTGGTTAGATAGTTAATTAAAAAATTGTTTAAAAACGACCCGCTTTTGCGGGTTTTTCATTTTCTATGCATGGAAAAACACTATGAAAGCACTTTCAAAACAAACAGTAGCTTTGGCTATGGCGGCAATCAATTCACAAGAATCTAAACTTATGTCACCTTTCTTGGGATTAAATCCGCGTGATACAAAAACGGCTCAGGATTTTGAACAAGCCTGTGCTGATTTAGCAACACGTAAAAAGCAACTTGATGAATTGATTACACGTTATCAAGAAGGCATTAAAAAATTAGACGGTTTGCCAGAAAATATTAAAGAAGATTTGGAAACACGTTCCACTGAAATCAAAAAACTTTCTGGTGAAATTGAAGACCTACAACAAAAATTAGTCGATGGTGTAAATAACCGTGGTGCTAATCCTGATTCTGTAGCAAGTATTTTGATTCGCAATAAAAATATTGTTGATCAAGCACAAGCAATTACTCGTGCAAAAGGAAAATTTCAATTTGATGACCTTAATGCACGAAATATCGTAACTTTGGCTGGATTAGGTGATACCGCTCAATTTGCCCAATCAACTATTCCAACTCCAGAGCGTGCATTAACTTTATTAGATTTGATTGCGTTTACTCCAGTTCAAAATGAGCTGGTGCCGCTATTCCGTGAATCTGCTTTCGATATTATGGCCGAGGAAGTTGCGGAAGGAGCTGAAAAGCCTGAATCAAATTTAGAATTTGGTGTGGTTGATTTAAAAACCGGAACTATTGCCCATTGGATTAAAGTTTCAATTCAGCTTATTTCAGATATGCCAGCACTTGCTGCATATATTGAAGGCCGTATGGCGTATGGTGTGCGTCTAAAACTTGAAGCAAAAATTGTACGTGGTGATGGTCGTACGTCTGGTGCGCGTTCATTTATTGGTTTAATCGAAGATGGCACTCATTTAACCGTTACTGTTAAAGATACGGATACAGCAATTGATGTTTTAAACCGTAGTAAATATAAAGCGGGTGCTGCTGGGATTTTACCTGAATACATTTTATTGAATCCTGAATCATGGGGAGCAATTGAGCGTATCAAGGGTACAGATGGTCATTATGTATTTGGTGCACCAGGTGCGGCCGTTCAACCAGTTTTATGGAATTTGCCTGTAATTTTAACTGCTGCAATGCCTGTTGGTGGTTATTGGACAGGTAACATTACTTTAGGTGTTTCGGCTTATATCCGTGAAGATGTGGCGGTTGAGTTGTCAACAGAAGATGGTGACAACTTCCGTAAAAACCTTTGTACAGTACGTGCTGAAATGCGTGCAGCATCTGGCGTTTCTATTCCTGATGCATGTGTGGCAGGTGACTTGCCAGCAATTGAAGAAATTGATGCACCAGTTGTAGTTACGAATACAACTGCTGAGCTAGATGGTACTGCTGAGCCTGGCAGCGTGATTATTTTACGTGCTGGTAATGTGGCGGTAGCTTCTACTGTGGCTGATTCTACTGGAGCATGGAGTTTTGCCCCTAATCCATTAGACCCGGCTGAAGCAGGCAAACTTATTGCAGTGCTTGGTGCGGCAGTTTCTGAAGCTGTTGACGTGGTTGGACCAGCTTAAAATATTTAATAAAAGCAGCTTTCGAGCTGCTTTTTTCATGTTTTATGCAGATTTTTGGAGGTTTTATTCAAAAATCTGCATTTTTCTTCATTTTTAGGACGTTTTTATGAGTGACTACATTTCGCTAGATTTAGCCAAATCTCATTTACGTGTTTTGCATGCGCGTGATGATTCATATATTGAGTTACTGATCAAAGCGGCTTTAAAAGCAGTAAAGAACTTTATTGATAGAAGTTTTGAAGATGTTCAGGAAAAGTGGGGCATTCCAGTAGGCACATTACCTGAAGATTTGATGTTTGCGGCCTTGTTGATCATTGGTGATATGTATCAAAACCGTGCAGCTCAAACAGATGCAGCTCTATACGTGAATATTGCGTGCGAACGGTTAATGTTTCCTTATCGAAAGATGGGGGTTTAGCCATGCATGAAAAATTTGAAGCTTGGATTAAAGCCCAGCCGTTTTATATCAAGTTGATTTACATTCACGGTGAACGCCTTTTTATCCATGACAATGGTGAATATCAAGTTTTTGCAATGGAAGTTGCCTTTCAAGCTTAGTTGGTGCAAGGGGGTGATTCATGCAATCAGGCAATTTAAATCAATATATTGAAGTTCAGCAAAAAATGGTTGAACAGGCACAAGATAAATCTGGTGATCGTGAAGAAGTTTGGGTAAATATTTTTCCCATTTACGGCCATATAACTGATTCATCTGTACGTGATTTGATTGCAGCGGGTAAAGAACAATCTGCTGTAGCTTGTCGCGTTCTTATTCGTCAATCCGATGTTTTACCAGGTACAGACTGGACACTATGCCGCTTAGTCTGTGATGGGCTTTATTATCGAATTATCCGTCCATTGCGTGACAATAAAACAGGCAATGAATATTTGACTTTAGCATGTGAGCAAGGGGTCTATAAATGGCAGGATTCCAACTAGAAGGGCTTGATGAAGTTCTTAAAAAAATGGATGAAATGACTAAAAACATCCAAAAAAAGCATTTAAAGAAAGCCTTGCGTGAAGGCGCAAAAATTGTTCAAAAATCAGCTAAAGAAAATGCTCGAAAAATTAATGATCCTAAAACCAGTGCTGATATTGCAAAAAATATTGTTATTCGTGCTGGGAAAACAGCCGATAAAAACTCTGTAAAGGTTCGTGTCGGAGTTAAGGATGGTGGTGAATTCTGGCGTCAGAACAAGAATGTTCAGCGTAAAGGGAAGAAAAGACAGAAAAATCCGCATTACACCTTTTTAGAAAATGATACTCGTCACTTTTGGTTGGTTGAGTTTGGAACGGCCAAAACTAAAGCACAGCCTTTTATGCGACCAGCTTTAGAGTCAAATATCGATAACGTGACTGAAGCGGTAGCCGCTAAGCTTAAAAAGGATATTTTGGGGGATATAAATTAATGTTGATTATCCCATTAATTGAAATTTGTGAAAAAGATACCGAATTAGCAGGGCTTTTAACTGATAGTACTGGTTTAAAGGTCAGTGAGTTTGATGCCAATAATACAAATGGTGCTCCATATGTTTGTTGGCAGATTATTGATGCTAATCCTGAGCAATATTTATCTGCACCCTCAGATATGGATTCACTTTATGCACAAATTGATATCTATGCAGCCACTAAAGGTTCAACCCGGCAAATTGCACGACTGTTAAGAAAAAACATTGAAGAGTATTGCTATATCGAAGATTACACCGGAGTCGTGCGCGATTCCGAAACCAACTTATACCGTATTCGGATAGATAGCCGATGGTATGAAGAACCTTAAATTTTAAAGACCGCCGAAAGGCGGTTTTTTTATGGAGAAAATATTATGGCGCGTCGTACGCAAGGTACTGGTGTTTGGTTTGTGGATGAAGTCCCGGCAACACCTGGCACTTTTGAATTGGTTGAAGTTGACTGTCCTTTAAATTTTAAACCAGGCACAGATTCAAAAGATCGAATCGAAACAACCTGTTTAAAACAAGAGGAAAATAAAACTTATTTGGAAGATGGAGGTCTAAAAGACCCTGGGCAAGCAACCTTTGATGTAAATGCGGACCCACAAAAACCATCACATATACGTTTATATAATCTATCTTTATCTGGTAAAGAAGTTCAATGGGTTGTCGGATGGGCAGGTAAGACTAAAGGTAGTGTTAAAAATATTGTTCCTACCGTTGATGCAAGTACTGGTGAAATAACATTACCAACAGGTCGAAGCTGGAATAAGTTTAAAGGATATGTAGATACATTTCCTATGGATGTTGATGCTAATACTGTTGTTAAAAGTACTGTTACTATTCAACGAAATACTTCAGTTGATTGGATTCCTGAAACAACGACACCTTAACAAATAGCCCCGAACGGGGCTTATTTTTTGGATTTATAAAATGACCATACTAACTTTAGATGATATTAAATCTGGTGCATTGGTAGATGTACCTGAAAAAATTGAAGTAGAAATTATGGTTAAGGGTCAACCCCGTACCATTGAAACTTTTATTAAAATTATGGATTACACGACAGCTATTGCCCAAATGGCAGCAAATAAAGCTGGGCGTGAGGGCTTGGCTAGTATTTTGGCTGATTGTATTGTTAAGGAAAACGGTGAGCCAGAATTTACAGAAGAGCAAATTAGAAAACTTTTTAATAAGCCATTAATTGATGCTATTTGGGAAAAAATAGTTCAGAAAAATCTCTTGGGAAAGGTGATTGCGACGAAGAAGCTTTCAGAGAAGAAGAAATCTGGGCGGAGCTCGTCATCAACGGCATCGCGGGCAAAACGATCGCTGAAGCAAAAAGAAACCTTAGCCACAGAGAGTTCTGCTTCTGGAGACAGTACATTGAAACAAGAGGAAGCTTAAACTTTGGCTTGAGACTTGATGAGAGCTTGGCAGCATTAAAATATATGTTTGCAAAAGCCAATTCCTTTGAAGTTTCAGATGAATATGATTTCATGCCATATCATGATGCGCCGGATATTGGTTTTGAAGAAGCAATGCATATGTATAACGGTGATTAGTTAGATTATCCGCCTTGAAGGCGGATATTTTGATGTGACAAAAAGTAAGCTGTTTGTTAGATTGTGTTTACTTAAAAAGTTGGTGACCACATGAAAAAAATTATTTTTGCTGCTTTAAGCGTTTTTAGTATGACAGTCTCGGCTCAACAGGTTCCTATCAGTGAATATGTGGAAGTGGTTGAATTACCTAATATGAATAAAAACCAGATTTTTAATTCATCAAAAATTTGGATAGCGAAATCTTTCAAATCTTCGAACTCAGTTGTTCAATATGAAGATGCGGCAACAGGCACTATTGTCGGTAAAGGGAATATGCAATTTCCTTGTCAAGGTACATGGAATTGCATGGCTAGAAAGGATGATTTATTAGCGTTCACAATTAAAGTGGATACTAAAGATAATAAAGCTCGAATTTCATTTAATGATATGACTGTAAAAATTAATACAAAAGGGGCTACAAAGTTTGTCCCTACTGGTCAAGAAATTCAGACAGTTACTGAAAAGGATAACGAAATTATTCAAACAGGTCTGAAGGGTATTGTTCAGGATTTTAAAAAAGGTATTCAAAGCGAGTCATCTAGTACAGATTGGTAAGCTATATAGAGTTGAAACCCTGCTTTATGCAGGGTTTTTTATTGTCTGGAGAAAATTATGGCATCTGCATCACTTGGGCGTTTAACTTTAGATTTGGTTGCTCAGATTGGTCAATTCATTGGGCCAATGACTCAAGCTGAAAGAAAAGCCAAAGAGTCTACAGACAAAATGGGAAAAGCTTTCTCAAGTTTTAAAGATCAAATGAATGAATCTTTAAGCGGTTCACAAATAGGCTCTGCGATTGAAGGTATAACGGGGAAACTAGGTGTTCTTCGCGGTGGTGTATTAACTGCAACTGCTGCGGTTGCGGGTATGGCAGTTGGTGGATCGGTTGTTGCGGTTGCGGGTTTATCTGCAATGGCGATTGAAGTTGCAAAAAGCAATGTTGAAATGATGCAATTTGCAACTGTTGCGAATACTTCAATTGAATCATTTCAAGGTCTGGCTGGAGCAGCAAAAACTTTTGGGGTTACTCAAGAACAACTTTCAGACCAATTAAAAGATTTTAATGAAAAAATTGGTGAGTTTGCTAGTGTTGGGTCTGGCGGAGCAATGGACTTTTTCGAGCAAATTGCTGTTAAAACAGAAGGCGGAGCTGAAGGCGCTAAAAAACTTGCTGTGGAAATGTCAAAGCTTGATGGCGTTGAAGCTTTACAACTATATGTTGATAAGCTTGAAGAGGCTGGTGTCAATCAGCAACAAATGTCTTTCTATTTAGAAAGTATGGGCAGTGACTTAACAAAAATTGCTCCTTTATTGGTAGACGGTGGAAAGCTCTGGAATGAATACCAAACTGCCTTAGAAGATGCTGGAGTTATCACTGGTCAAGCTGCTATGGAGCAATCTATGGCATTGGCAGCTCAAACTGAATCATTACAACTACAATTTGGGGCTTTGAAAAATAAATTAGCTCAAGCGGTCATGCCTGCGTTAAGCAGTGTAATAGGATACTTTCTTGATGGTTCTGGAAAAGGTGGACAATTTGCGGGCATTGTTGATGCTGTAGGAATTGCAGCTAAAGGTGCTGCAATTTTAATTGTTGGTTTGGCTGGTGGTATCAAAAATATTGTTACGGTTGTTTCTGGAGCTTTAAAAGTTTTGGGTAACTTAGGTGAGACCGTTGTTAACTTTTGGACAGCTCCGACTTTTAAAGATAAAGGTATGGCTCTGGTCGATGGTTTTGTCAATAATGGCAAAATTCTTGTTAATACGGCAAAACAAGTTGTTGATACCAGTAAAAATACCTATGGCACAATTTCAAATGTGGTTACTGCTCAAACTGGTAAATACGATGCTTTGACTCAAAGTATTTTGAATAATCAAAGAGCGCAACAGGCTTGGGCTAAAAACAATCAAGGTAAAGGTATTACTTCTGGTGTGGATCAGAATAAGACCCTTAACCCGGATGCTAAAAAACCTAAATCAAATACTAAATCTAAAGCTGAAGCAGAAGCTGAACGTTTAAGAAAAGAAGCTGAACGTTTGGAGGAAGCGCGGGGTAAATTAGCTAAGGATGTATTGTATGACTATGGTACTGAAATAACCCGTATTTCTGCTGATCTAACCAAAGAATTAGAGCGTATAAATGAAGCATCTTTAGCAAGAAATAGTGCTGGTACTGGTTTCGCAATAAGTGAAAGTGAAAAGGAAAAACTAATCACAGAGGCAAAATCACTAAGCGAAGCCCGTAAAAAAGTGTTTTTACTGGAGTTCGATAAAACTAAAAATTCTTGGTTATGGACTGAAGAAGAAAAGCTAGCGAAGAGTGCTGAAATTGATAAGGCCCGTATTCAAGCAACACGTGGTATGACTCAAGTTGAACGTGATCTCCGAATTCAATCAATTGATTCTGTTTATCGTTATGAGATGAATAAGTTAAGTGAAAATAGAATGAAGGAGATTCAGCAAGCACAACAAGCCTGGGCGGGTATTTATACCCAAATTAATGGCGGTGGTGATCAGTACAATTTAGAGCAAGAACGCTTTAGTCGTTATGATGCTTCACAGAAAGTTTTTGATTCAAAACTTGCAGATATTGAAGCTCAAGAGCAAGACCCAAATGCAGATTTAAAGGCTTTGGCTGTTGAGCGTGAAGCGCTTTGGCAAGAGCATAACCAGCGTATGCTTTTGATCGATGAAACATATAGTCGAGATAAGAATGCATTAAGTCTTCAAACAGCTACTGAAACATTAAGTGGAATGACGGATTTAATGGGTTCTATGCTTGGCGAGCAATCTGGAGCTTATAAAGCGATGTTTGCAATGTCTAAAGCATTCGCAGTGGCACAAGCTATTATGAATGCGCCACAGACATATTCAAACGTTTATACATCTGCTTCGTTAATTCCCATGATTGGTCCTTATATTGCTCCAGTACTTGCTGCTGGGGCAGTGGGCATACAGGTAGCTCAAGCAGCTCAGATCAAATCCGTAAATTTAACAGGTATGGCTCATGATGGTATTGATTCAGTACCTAAAGAAGGTACTTGGCTGTTAAATAAAAAGGAGCGTGTTGTTGGTCCACGATTAAACCAAGATTTGACGAATTATTTAGCTGGTCAAAAACAGCGTGGTAGTGGCGTTAATATTAACATTAACGTTCCTCCAGGCTATACAGCTAGAGAGCGCAGAGCATCAAATGGTGACGTGACAATTGATGTTGTGAGACAAGAAGTTGAACAAGCTTTTACTCGTTTGGGCACTGAATCAAATAGTCATGAAGCGCTAATGGCACAGCAAGGCTTTAATATCGAGCGTAGACGATAGGAGGGGTGATGGATAGATTAATGCTTGAGCCTCTGCAAGAGGGGTATGGCTTTACACCAGGTAATGATATTCGTGAACAGAAAACAGAAGGGGGTATGCCAAGGCAAGCCCCCTTTTTTGTTGGCTCACCGCACTCGGTTAATGTCTCTGTCTTATTAAAAGACGATGCAGACCGCCAATATTTTTGGGCTTTTTGGCGAACAAAACAGCGTAAACCAGAAAATTGGAAATGGGAGCTTTCATTGGACCACGGGATAATTGAAGAGTGTGAATGCCGTTTCACGTCTGAATCATTACCTGGTGAATCAAAGCGAAATGGCGTTGTAGTTATGGTTAGCTTTCAAGTAATTGTTAAACCAATCAAACGTAATGCTGATTTAGACCGAAATATCGTTAATACACGTCAAGGTGTTGAGTCTAGCGAAGTAATTGACGATATCGAAAAAGTGCCAAATGAATGGCTACCTGGTGCTTTAGGGGTAAATCAATGATTGAACTTACTGAAGAAATGCTGGCCGTTCTTGATCAATCGTCTGGTCCTGTTGGTTGGCTTGAGTCTGTTGAAATTTCACATCCAAATTGGCCGCAAGTTTTGCGCTATGTGGTTAATTCAAGTGAACCAATTTTACTAACTCATGAAGATGGTCAAACGTTTGAATATGTTTATGTGCCTTTAACCATTAACCGTGGTGGCGATGAGGACAATTTAGATCAAAAGTTATCGGCAGTCATTGGCGATGTAGGAACCACTATTCCCGATCTGATTAAACTTGTGCTTCAGGATGATGAAATTACAACTCCAATTCTAAATTATCGAGCTTACATCATTGGCCGTTATGACGTGCCTGCTTATGTTGTGAAAGATTTAGAGGTTGTAACCGTTACCCGTGATTATCGTGGGTCTAGCTTTGAGGCCCAAGCACCAGGTCTAAATGATTCGGGAAATGGCGAGATATATTCTGCAAGTACAGATGAAAGTCTGGAGGGATTTTACTCATGAATATTATCAAGCTGTTTTACTGCAAATATGATCCTGAAAAATTTCATTGCGTCCATTTCGTTATTAAAGCAGCTAAACATATTTATGACCTGGATTATTCACCTTGTTTTGTCGGCTTGGCTGGTTCATTAAGTGAAACGATCAAAACTTCACGGGAAACGGTTCATCAAAACAAGCGAATTGATAGGCCCAAAGAAGGTTGCATAGTCCTGATGACATATATGAATGAAAGCTCCCACGTGGGGCTTTTTTTTCAGGGCAAGATTTTTCATTTAAGTGAATGCGGTGTTCAGCGCATCACAGTTGAACAAGCCAAAATTTGGTTTAAACGGATTCGATACTATGAGCCGAATTTACATCATTAAGAATGCATTAGACCAGCAAGAGAAAATTACGGTTGAGTCTGAAAATATTCTTTATACATTTTTGCAAGAAAAAACCAAGCATCCTCAAGCGAAGATTTATAAAGGTAATCCATGTCCTGAAAACGATATAACACCAACACGTGATGACCGTGCGTCTATTGCCCGTCTTATGGAAATGGATGATGAATGTACGATTGTTCGTTATCCTGGTGAATTAGCTTCTACCGTAACATGGATTGCTTCAAAGTTACTTGGTCAAGCTGTTTCTGCTTTGGTGAAAGTTCCAAAAGCTCCTACGAATAACAGCACAATGACAGGTTCGAGTAATAACAATTTATCGAACCCCGAAAACCGTCAACGAATAAAACAACGTGTTCCTTATATTCTTGGTGCACCTAAAGCAATTCCTGATTTGTTTGCTCCTCCATATCGATATTTCAAAGACGGGGTAGAGGTTGAAGAGCTTTTATTATCGGTTTGTGAAAATGCTGTTCGGCTGTCTCAATTTAAGACCGGTGATACACCAATTCAGGAAATACCAGGAACAAGCTTATCCGCTTATGGCCTTAATCAAAGTCTGGTTGGTACAGAAACGATTTTTAAATGGGGTGATACTTTTACCGAACCTCCAGTAATTGCCCGGCAGTGTGACTCGATTAATGGTCAAACTGCTTTGCCACCAAATAGCACACGTGTTGAAGCTGGGGATATTTATTTTCAATATCCGAATATGATTAAAGCCAATGACCAGGGCACGGCAGATCGTTTTAACTCATTCAATATTAATGAGACTTTAATTATTAGCGGTGCAAATTTTGGTGTTGGTGATTTATCAATAACAGGCCAAGTTAGTGTAGACCCAGTAAATAAAACGTTTGCGATTGAATCAACTCAAAATGTTTTGGATTATCAAAATTACCGAAAAATTAATGTGACCTCGTTGTTGGTGACTGATCCGGAAAATGGGCAGCTTGATTTAGCTGGTCTGTATGATATTGACTCGGTAACTTATGTATCAAATATCTATACAATTCATTTGAAAAACCCTGTTGCTACAAACACAAATTTTTCAAATGTGACTGAAGTATTAACTTCAAATATTTCGGCCAATTTAACAGCCAACACAGCAAACATCTTTTTAGATGGCGAATATGTTGTAACGGGTGTTGATACCACTAATAAGCAGCTCACACTGGCAACACCAAGCGGGGTAAATTCTGATTGGGATAAACTTGCGGATTTAGAAGATCAAAAGACCAGCACAGGCAATATTAAATTGCGTGGTGGACAAGATAACTGGATTGGCTGGTTTACGATTAATTCACCAAAAGCAACTGGGCTATTGCTAAATTTCCAAGCTTTAAATGGGATTTATCAAGGTTCAGATGCTAAATATGTGGATATCTATGTTGAATATCAACAAGTCGTTTCTGATAATCCAACGGGTGCCGTTTTCAACCAAACTATACGTCTAAACGGTAAAGCAAATAACCGTGATAGCGTCGGCGGGTCGATGTGGATTAACTTGCCGTTTTCGGGAGCTGTGCGTTTCCGTGCAAGACGAGTTAATGACAACGGTGATGCAGTCGATTTGTCGGATGAAGTTAAATTCTATACAGCTTATGCAATTCGCTATCTATCCAAACTTGTATATGCAAATAGGGTTTTAATACGCCAACGCACACAAGCAACACGTGCTGCAACTGCTGTTGATACACGACAAACAAACTGTATTGCTGAAAGCCTAGTTTATTCATTCCGTGGTGGTGTACGTTCTGCTGAGCTAATTCCATCGCGAAATATAGCCGATCTCATAATTGATCTGGCTTTGAACAAACTTATTGGCCGACGTACTTTAAATGAAATCAATACTGAAGAGATTTATCAAGTATTTGATGATGTAGTTGAATATTTTGGCTCTGAAAAAATGGCTGAGTTTAATTACACGCTTGATAATGCAAATCAGTCTTTTGAAGAAATTTGTCGAATGATGGCGGGTGTATCCGGGTGTAATGAGCGTCGCTTAAATCGAGCGCTTTATTTCGATTTTGAAAAGGAAAATCGACAACCAATATTGTTATTCAACCACAAGAATAAAAAGTCTCAATCTGAAGTTAGAACTTATAACTTTAAGCCTGAGAATAATTATGACGGTGTTGAAATAACATATGTCGATAGTGAAGCGGGTTGGGTTGAAAAGACTTTAAAAATCCCGAATGACCAAATCACAAATCCGAAAAAGATTGATGGCTATGGAATTGCTTATAGCGAGCAAGCACATATCATCGGCTGGCGTGCCTGGAACAAACTGAAGTATCAGCGAGTCAATTGCAAGTTCAGTTGTTACGCTGAGGGTGAACTCACGGAACGCGGGGACCCGATTATTGTTGTCGATGATACCCGTTTACCTTTGGTTGTATTTGGTGATGGGTCGGTAACTTCTGGAGAGGTTTTAGTCTGGAATGGCTTAAATATTGAAGTAAGTCAACCGTGTACTTTAAAAGCGGGTCATGACTATATGATTCACCTTCAAATGAAAAGCGGCTTTACTGATCAAATCCCAGTTAGCCAGGGCGCAAGTGAATATGAACTTGTTTTAGCACGTCCACCACTTGAAGCATTAGTAACAGAAGGTGAAGTAAAAACCGTTTATTCAATCACTTTAGATGATCGGCAAGATGAAGAGTTATTTCTAGTCTCAACCAAAAACCGTAACGGTGTTTTTGAAAATTCCGTATCAGCAACCAATTTAGATGAGCGTTATTATCAAAATGATAAAGACATCATCAATAACTTAATTTAACCCTGGAATGAAATTAAAGCCCTGCATTAAGCAGGGCTTTTTTTTGGAGAAATTTTATGGCGATTATCACTGAAGAGATGATGGAAGGTCTTAGGCAAGATATCGAAGATATTAAGCGAACCTTGCGCATTAAGGGGATTATCGAGCCTCGATATGGTGAAGCTTTTTATTCACTGCCACTTGCTATTCAAAAAGTCATGGAGTCTGGTGGTTTTGAACCATTTCCGACTGAAGCTGAATTGCTTGCTAGTACGCCGACAGTTTCGCCCAAAGCTGCTAAAGCTATGGATACAAAGAAAATTTGGTATTGGGGAAAGTACGAAGGGGAGACTGCTGATGCCTGGCATGACACTGGATTAAGTGAGCTAGATCAAGCATTAGCTGCACTTGATACAAAAATTGGTACTTTAGCGGATTTATCAACTGTTTATCCTTTAATCCTTGATCGGCTAAATCAATGTGCACTTTGGCTCGATGCAAATGGAAACTTGGGGTTTCCTGACTTAGCATTGGGTACACAACAAAGGGTTAAAGAGTCTATAGGAATCGGTTCTTTTAATTTTGGCACAGCTACTATCCCCGTTGTTATGGATATTTTAGGTCAGATGGCACTGTGGTTGGAAAATGGAAAACTAGGTTTTGCAGGTCTTACCGATGAAACCATCTTATTATTGCAAGAAATGCTTAGTATTGACGTGTCAACAAAAAAGAATAATGTCACTAATGCAGCATATCCAATTGTCAGTGACGGTGCATCGTTAACGCAATGGCACGCTAAAGCAGCAAGACTTAAAAAGGGAACTACTCAACAACTCAAAGTGACTCTTGCGGGTGATAGTTGGACTGAACATAGCACTATTGCAACTCAACTTTCAGATATTCTTAAGGCTGAATATGGGGTGGCCGGTTCTGGCTGGATTAATATTGCGCCTGAGCAAAACATGTTAGATGGAGTGGGAATTAATAAATCTGGTAGCTGGTCTATATTTGATTTAAACACAACAACGAATCAGCCTGCTTATGGGTGTGGTCCAGATGGTTTTAGTGCTTCAAGCAATATATCAGGCTCTAAAATTAATCTTTCTAATCTTGTCAATGGTGATCAACTAACCATTTTCTATGGCAATAGTGGCGGTACTTTTTCGTATAAGTTAAATGGTGGCTCTGCAACTAACGTTGTATCTTCAACAGCTGACAATAATGTAAAAAGCGTAACTATATCAGGGCTAACTGGAACAAACGCGGTTGAGATTGAAGTAATTAGCGGAACGGTTGCAATTCATGGTTTTCACTTAAGAAAAACAACTGGTTCTGGAATTGAGCTAAATAAGTGCGGTAATGGCGGAGCAACTGGGGAAGATTACATTCGTATCTCACCGACTTACCCGCAAAAATATGCCTCATTCTTAGATTCTGATGTAGTGGTAATTATTCTGGGCACCAATGATTACCGACTCGGTAAAACTGTCGAAACATTCAAAGATGGTATTAACAAGCTGGTATCAGCATATCGAGCAGTAAATGCGAATTGCGGGGTGATCTTGATTGCTCCAGCCCGCTCAAATGCGACCCAGTTAACCCCTTTGTCTGAATTTCAGAAAGCTATCTATGACCTAGCTTTAGAAAATAAAGCTGAATATTACAACATGTATGACGATTGGAACGTGTGGTCAATCGAGAATGCAAATGGTCAATGGGCTGATGCGTTACATATAAGCGCTTCTGGTGCTTACCGCTTATCTAAAAAATTATTTAAATCATTTTTGGAGCTTTAAAACATGAGTAATTATTTAAAACTAGATGTCGTATTACCGCCGAACCCAAACTACATGACTATAGGTAAACTATCTCTACCACCATCTGTTTCAAATATTGGTTCCATTGCCCATTCAGCAAAATTACAGGGTTCACTATTAACTATGGTTGGTACATCAACAGTTATTGGAAATCTTACATTTGATGAAACTGGAGCTACGGTTGGAGCTAACGGCTACATAAATACTCATACAGATGATGCACTGCAACAGACGCTTATTGTTGTTGCAAAACCGCTTATTAGTGCTGGAAATCATTTAGCACTATCAAACTTCTTATCTGAAACTATTGCATCATCAGGTAAAGCCGGCGGATTGTCACTTACACATAATTCGGGGTTCTATCCAAATACCGGTCAGAGTGCAGTCGCGTTCACGCCATTAGGTGGAACATTAAATACTTGGTCAATTTTAGCCGTTTCGCGCGATGGTGGAAGTTATCGATTTGCAAGCAGAAAAAATGGAGCTATTTCAAACCAAGTTACAGTAACTGGTTATGCCCAGTTACAAGCTGAATTGCAAGCATTTTGTATTGGTGGTTCACTCACAATGGGGAATTATCCAGCGAATGTTAACAATCATTCTAAAGTTGCCTTGTCTGCAATTCATAATAAAGCATTAACCCAAGCTGAACTTGTTGCTTATGTTAATGCATTAGCTGCTGATATGAATGCGATTAATCCGAGCTATAACTTATAATCTTTTTTCAATCAAAAAGCCCTAACTCCAGAGTTTAGGGCTTTTTATTGCCTAATCTGGAGAAAAGTAATGGCAGATAACCAGCAACTAATAGATACATCAACCGCTTTGGCGGCAAGTAAAGGTGCAACCTATGGGGGTAGCGTGGCAGGTGCAGTATCAGCTTGGATCGGCTCAATTGATCTAGCGTTTTGGGTCAGTGTCATCATTGGTCTAGCTGGTTTCTTTATGAACTGGTACTACGCCAAAAAGAAGAATAAGCGCGATGAAATTGCACATAAAGCTTATTTGGATAGCCTAGAAAAAAAGGGTGACTGTAATGTCAAACAAGACTAAATATGTCGCAGCATTTTTAGCAGCTTCGGCTGCTTTTTTTGTGGGCGTAAAAAACGATGAAGGGTTTACATCAAAGCCAGTAATTCCAGTCAAAGGGGATCGTCCAACGCAAGGCCATGGCTCTACATTCAAGCCAGATGGTTCACCCGTAAAAATGACCGATCCAGCAATTACACGTGCGACAGCAGACAAGTGGTTGCGAAATGATGTGGCTAAACGTGAAGTGGCATTTAAAGATTCATTGAAGGGCGTGAAATTATCACAGACTGAATATGACCTTTATTTGGATTTTTCTTATCAGTACGGTGTGCCAACATTTGCAAAATCTTCAATGCTTAAGCATTTAAAAGCTGGTCAATACAAAGCAGCTTGTGACTCATTGCTTAAGTATAAGTACGTTGCAAAGCGTGATTGTTCAATTCGTAAAAACGGTTGCTATGGGGTTTGGTTGCGCCAGATCGATAGACATCAAAAATGTGTGAGTGCCAATTCATGACTGAAAGTGTAACCAAGCTAACTCCATATTTAGAGTATTGGAGCAGCGGGATGTATTTATTTAAGTGTCCGGGCTGCAAATATTTACACCCCTTTCATGTCAATTCACATCCCAATGGCAGCAAATGGAATTTTAACGGGGATGTCAATAATCCTACATTTACGCCGTCATTACTTGTTAATGATCATCATCCAGCTAGTCGATGCCACTTGTTTTTGACTAATGGAAAAATTCAATTTTTATCAGATTGTCATCATGAACTTGCAGGGAAAACGGTTGATATGGTGCCTATAGGAGATCTTTAAATGTGGATTGTTGTAGCTGCAAAATTCTGGCGAGGAATCATTATTGGTTTTCTCGCTTTTTTATTGGTCATAACTTTGGCCCTACTTAATCACAAAGAAGGTCAGCTAAAAGAAGCTGATCAAAAATGCTTGTCTCAGATCCAGAAAATTGAAAAGAAAAACCTTGAAGCACTTGCCGAAAAGCAAAACCAAATCAATAAAGTGAGCGCAGACTATGAACGAGTCAAAGCAGAGCAAAGCACAAAAGTCGAAACAATTACACGTGAAGTGCAAAAGATCGTTGAGCGTCCTGTTTATCTCAATCGCTGTATTGATGATGACGGGGTGTACCAAATCAACAGCCTTATTAAAGCCGGCAATACCAGCTAA